TGTGTCATTACCATCTGGCCCGTAGATGTCACGCTTCTGTAAAGTACGAACTGGTTGGCCGGACGGGCCGGGGTGTGGTCCTTGCGCCATTCTCCCTCCATCGCCATCAGGAAGAGACGCTTGCTGTCGAACCAGTAAGCGCGCTTCGAGAGGCCCATGTCGTCCAGCGTCGGATCGTACTGGATGGACTGGCCCGCGAAGGTCAGCGTGCCGACAGCACCGTCGATGGACTTGTTGAAGCCCGTGTCAGAGTAGCCGCCGTTGGCGCGGATTTCCTTCTCCAGCGCGTCCATGAAGGCCGAGCCGCAGAGCATGGTGTCAGGCTGACCGCCGTAACGGATAAGCTGACGGCGCTCGTACTGGAGCGTCTGAAGCAGCGTGCCACCCGCCAGCGGCGAGGACGTGACTGCATCGCCGCCGTGAGCGGAGAGCGACGGGGTAGCGGATACCTTGGCACCGAACTCAGCGGTGCGGGCGCGGTTACGCCACCAGTCCACGTTGGCGCGGTCCAGACCGCCCGCGACGCCGACCGACGGGTCAGCAGCGACGAGAAGCTGGATGCCAGCGAGAGCCTTCGGGTCGGCAGTGCCGTCACCGTAAAGCAGGGTGTTCATGGAGCGAGCGTACTGCTCGCCCAGTTCACCGAGCTTGTCTTCGAGGAGCCCGACCAGCACGGTCATCTCGCGCTGCGAGTGATTGCTGGTGCTCTCACCGTTCGTATCGACAACGGAGATGCCGTCGATCTTGAGTTCGGTGTGGGTCAGCGTCAGGCCGATGTGGTGCTCGCGCCACGGATAGTTCGCGCGCTTGATGTTGGCGGGCGTGAAGAAATTCACGGTGTCATTGTGGGTGTAGCCCTTGATGACATCGTTGCCCGAGCCGTCGCCGTAGTTACCCTTGACGGCGAGGGAGATGTTGCCCTTGCCACCGGGGAACGACTTCTTCTTGCGCTCCATCTTGTCGAGAAGCGGGCGAGCCTGAATGGTCTGGTTAAACAGATCGCCCTTGTTGAAGTAATAGTCCAACGCCGCGTTGGCGATGTTGGTGATTTCATTAGCGGAAAACGCCATCTCTTAATCCTCGTCAGGCAGTGCGGCGCGAACGAGAGAGCCCAAGCATTGCTGCTTCCATCATGTTTTTGGGTTCTGCGGTCGCACCAGTTGAACGATGGATGCTTGACGGAACGGGTGCTGTGGCCCGAGGCTTCGGAGCCATACGCGAGGTCAGGTCATTGGCCCTGCGATAGGCTTCCTTGGCGATTTCGACCGCGTGCGCGGGGCTTTGTGGGGCACCCTGCTCACGGACGACGGCCCACAGGATGTTCTTCACGGCATCCTGTTTGAGGCCATAGTCGGGGTCTGTCTGACGGACTTGGTTCTCCCAGTTCGTAACCGCGCCAGCGATTTCGTTCTGCATCTCGTGAACCATGGCGCGCTGTTGGGCGCTCTCCACGGCGGCCTGAGTGCGGAACGCGTTGGCTTCCGCCATCTGGCGGGCGTAGCGTTCCTGAGAGAATTGACGAGCGGCGTCGGTCGTCATGTGTCCCTGCTGAACCCGCTGAGCGAGGTCTTGGGGCAACCTGACACCGAGAGCTTCCTCGGCAACCTGAACGTAGGGCTTCACACCAGCGTAGAAAGTCTGCCAGTCGCCACGGCGCAGCGCGGCACCGAGATCAAGGAGAATGGCGAAGTCTTCTTTCTGGATGTCATTCTGCTGGAGGTATTCGCGCACCCCCCTCCCCATGTCGGCCTCGCCCCGAAGGGACTGGACTTCCATCTGGAGTTCTTTGCGCTGATCCAGCAGCTTCCCGATCCGCTTGCGCGTGCGGGATGTGTACCTACTCAACTCCTCCGGTGTGGGATCGTCGGGTAGGTCTTCCTGCCCATCTTGTCCGTCAGCCGTTTCCGGCTTTGGCTGATCCGAAGTGGGCGGTTCTTCGGTTCCGGGGAGCTTGATCTTGTCGGCGTCTTCAGATGGTTTGACCACCTTCATTACCGCTTCGAGCAAACTCTCCTTGGTTTCGCCCTCGGGTGCGCCCGACGCTGGCGCAGATGACGCGTCGCTAGATGTGGGTGTAGATGCCGGGGTTTCCGGCGAAGCGACTGCCGCCTCAGTAGCCGGGGCTACCGGGGAGGTTGTTTCGCTGACAGATGGCGAACTGTCGTTCAGGTCCATAACGCCTCCAACTGACAAGCCGTAGGCTTGTGTTGGTTTGTGTCTGACACAAAAGCTGACACGTCGCAACGTGTCAGCTTTTGGTGTCAAACGTCAGGCGTGTCAGATATTCGGTGTCAGTTCATCGGGCCGCCCGGCGGGGCCGACCCGGCGAGCATCCCGACTTGATCCGGGGCGGGCGAACCGCCCTGCTCCGGGGGCGTCTGGGCGTTCTGGGCACCAGCCGGGCCAGCCGCTTGGCCCGGTCCCATGCCAGACCCCGGCATCATCGGCCCCTTCATGGCGTTCATCAGGGTGATGCTCGGGATATTCGGCTTGAAGGCGCTCTGGAGGTCCAGCTTGTCGTCCAGACGGCGCAGGAGTTCCTTGGCGATAAACTCCGGGTCGATGCCGGGGATTTGGAACAGCAGCGGGGCGACGCGTTCGATATTAGCGATCTCCTGCGCCTGATTTGGCCGCCCGGTCGAGCCCGCTTCGATTTCCAGCCAGACTTCCTCTGCGATGTCCTGCTTGGAAAGTTCAGGCCAAATTGCGCCGGGACCGACGATTTTCTTGGCGGTTTCGCTACTCACCTCGCGGAGGAGGATTTGGCCGCCCGCGCGGGCAAGCTGGGTCAGGAGGTCATCAAGGTCATCGATGTTGGACCCCATGGAGGTCTGGCGGGAGGCTTCCGCGATCTGGCTCTCCGTGGCGGTGCCGTTGGAGGTGCCGCCCATGTTCGCTTCCTGCACCCCCGTGGTGCGCTGCACGTCGGTGTAGACCTCGTTGACTTCATACAGGTTCGGGTCGATCCCCGGCCCGGCGAAGGGCTGGAGGACGCTCTTGATGTCCTGCTGGGGCTGGAGGCCGTTCAATTCGATGACGGCATTGGCCGGATGGTTTTGTAGCTTGGCGATGTCACCGTCGTCCAACATACCAGACGCGACCGCCGTGAAAGGCCGCGCCGCGATACGGTGCTCGCGGAGCCCCTGCCGGGCGCGGTTGTACTCAAGCTGCATGTCGCGCATCAGGCGAACGTCGGACGGCGGGAAGATTTCGTCCTCATGCTCGCACTCGTTGAAGGCGATGGCGAACCACGGGTAGAACCGTTCGATGTAGATTTCGGGGCTGGCGGGCTCGCGGAGGAAATCCGGGTAGCCATCACACACGTGATACACAAGGCCATCGCGCCGGGAGTAAATCTCCCAGACGAGGCAGTCGCCCTTCTTGCTCTCGCGGCGGTTGGCCGGGTCGCCCCCGGACATGATGGCTTGCAGGGTTGCGTCGCCGCCACCCTTGGGCTTGGTGTAGGCCGTGAAGTTCTTGCCCACGTCCACGCCGTATATTTCTTGTACCTGATCCGGTGTCAGGATGAACTCCTGAGCCACCCAGTCGGCCCCCAAGAACTCCCTGAGATGGATACACTTGGTGTCAGGAATGATGCTGGTGGAGCCCGGATAGTCAAACACCAGCCCCTCACGTGACACAAATTCCACCTGCGTCGAAAGGTCTTTCACGAGGAGGCGAAGCTGCTCGGCCTCTGCGCTGTGCTGGTCGAACTCGCCGTCAGCCATGTCAGCCGACAGCCGCTCAAGCGTGGACAGCTTTTCGCTGGCGTCAGCGATGCGGGCTTCGATCTCCGGGCGCTTCTCCATGACACGCTGGAAGCCCAGCTTTACGTAGCCGACGCCCGTCGTGATGACACGCCGCACCATCAGCTTCATCATCTGCTTGAACGGGTGGGTTTGTTCCGTGATGTTGTAGGAATAGAGCAACTCCAGCGTCTTGCCGATAGCGTCCATCTGCTTGTTGTAGGCATAGACGTTGTTCATGTCTTCCAAGATAGCCGTAGCTTGCTGCGCGGCGGCGGCCATTTCGGGCGACATGCCCATGCCCATACCCATGCCCATGCCCATGCCCATGCCCATCGGCTGGGGGCCAGCGGGCGGCATCCCCATGGGGGCATCCATGCCGCCGCCCATGAGCATCTGGGCCGACTGCATCATCTGGTTGATCTGGCTCTGGGTGCCGTCCCAGACGGTATTCATAAGCCTCTCGCGGCGGCGCGCGACAGCCTTGGGGTTCTTCGCGTAAAGGAATGCGGTCTTCTGGGCTACCATGCGCAGAGCGATGTTGGCCGTATAGCGCGTCTCATTGAGGTCTTCGGACCACTGGCGGCCCAAGGCGAAGTCCATGTCTTCACGCATACGCTTGAAGGAGGGCTCCCAGTGGGATTTGGCCCGCTTCAGGTCGTCGGACCACTGAGTGACGAGCGCCTTGCGGGCCTCATCCACCTCGGGGGTGTCTCGTGGCACCATCTTGCCGTCTTTCGCGGCGGCTGGTGTCAGGGACATCGCGGGAGCATCTGCGGCCATGGGGTCCGTGCCCGTATCCATGCCAGTGATCGGATCGATAGCCATTTACCAGCCTCCGCGTTCACGCGCGAACATGCTGTTTTGTTCGCTGCGCTTTGTGTTTTCCTTGATCCAGCCGAGGGTGCCGAAAGCGGGAGCCGTGGACTGGGGTTTAATGATGCGGCGCGGGCTCTGCTTCCCAAGCCCGAGGCCGACATAGGCCAGAGCGTCCACGAAGTCGTCGTGAACACCAGCCGGGAACTTGAGTATCTGGTCGCGGGCCTCGCCGTACCAGCGGGAGAAGGCCGGGAAACGCACCTTGCCCATCGCCATGCGGGCCTGAATGGACTGGGCACGCTGCTGCTTGTCGCCAATCGGGGTGATCTCATCGATGACGCAAAAGATGCCCTCTTCGATCATGCGCTTACGCAGGAAGGGGCCGATAGACTTGGAGATGTGGCCGCGTTCCGCCCACCAGAAGATGGGACGATACTTGCGAAGCATTTCGATCCAGACGTTGACAATCTGGTCGGTGGTGGTGCGGCCCCAGTAAATATCAGGCATGACCCATATTGTATCATGTTCGTCCACGCCTACCACCATCAAACATGATTTGTCGCGGTCTTGCGCGGTGGAAACTGCGTGGTCGCTGGCCCCATAAAAGCGCATTGTCTCCAGAGGCGGCATGTCTGCCATGCGGGCGTAGGTCGAAATGTGCTCGGCCCGGAAGAATGTGCCGTCTTCGGGCGTGGGGCGGCCCTGATAAAGAGCTTGGAAGCCGCGCACGTCGGTGCGCCGGATGGCTTCAAGATAGCTGACACCGAAGCGTTCCGGCCAGAGCGGTTCGCCTTTCTTGCGACCAAGCACGTCGCTTTCGCCCGCCAGCGCGGGCAAGTCGATGATCCGCCAGTTCTTGGCTTCCTCTTCGGAATAGTAAGGGTTCATGCGGTCGGTGAGCCGCCCCACGAGATCATCCTCGTGCCAGCGGGTCATAATGATGATTATGGCACCGTCTTCGGTCATCAGGCGCGTCGAGAGCACCTGCGTGTACCAGTTCCAAAGCTGCTCGCGGATGGTCGGACTGTCGGCTTCCTTGCGGTCCTTGAGTGGGTCATCGACGAGAATGACACGCGCGCCACGGCCCGTAAGGGAGCCGCCACGGCCCACGAAGAACAGGGTGGCCCCCTTCTCCAGTTCGACGCGATCTACGGATGCCGCACCTGCCTTGAGGCCCGCGTCGGGGAAGACCTGCTGGTAGAGCGGGCTCTGGAGAATGTCGCGCACGTTACGACCGAAGTCCCACGAGAGGGTTTCATTGTAGGTCGTGAGGATCATGTTCTCGGTCGGGTGCCGCCCCACGAACCATGCCGGAAAAAGGCGCGAGGCCAGTTCCGACTTGCCATGGCGCGGCGGGCACGAAATGATGAGCCTCTTGATGTTTCCCTTGTCCACCTCCTCCAGCGCAGCCGCGATCACCTTGTGGTGCTTGACGGGCAGGTAGAGGCTCTTATCCACGTCATCCGGGTCGTCGGCGGTGGGGCGCACGTAGCGCGCGAAGCGGATAAGGTCATCCCTGCTTTCAAGGATGGCCTTGCGGCGCTTCAGGAGTGTCAGGCGGCGGTCGCTCAAAGCTGGGGCTCCTCTTGCTGTTGCTGGAACAGACTGGAGAACCAACCGGGCGGAATTGCGCCGGAAAGCACGTTGCTCTCGTCAACCTTGCGCGGGTCGAACTTGGCGTTCACCGAGCGGATGGCGGGCGCGTATGGCATTGCTATGGTCTTGCCATTTTTCCAGTGCGCCGTCTCGTCGGCCACGCGCGAACCCGTAAAGCCGAGCCCAAGCTGGCCCGTCTGGAAGAAGCTGGGCGCGCCGCCCTGCCCGCCCGTGCTTTTCACGGCTCCATGTTCGTAGAGGCCGTAGTGTGGCACCCCCGGCTGGTTCTTACCGCCCGGTACGGGCATGAAATCGTCAGGCCCGAGCATCCCGCCGCCCATCTCGGGGGCGTAGTACATGCGCGCCATGTGCTTGGCGAGACTTTCGTCCGTCTGTTCGATCTGCGACTTGATCCACTGACGGTCGCCCGGTGGCGTAGCCGCAAGGCGCGCGTCCATGGCTTCTTGGCGGTAAGGGCCGTTGCGGATGCCCGCCACAAGGTCTTGGATCGACTGGGGCGTAGCAAACGCGTCAGGCGCGCTGCTTGCAAATTGGAGGCTGTCGGGGAGCGCGGAAAGGGCCTCCTCGGGGATGGCGTGCTCGCCCATGATTGGCGCACGCAGCAGGAACGGAAAGACAGAGGCTCCGTCGCCGCCGCCAGCGCCAACCGCTGCCCCGGAACGAACGATGCTCGACGGCATGTCACCAAAAAATACCGCCCCACGCCCGGCGCGGTTCGGGTCTGGTGTCAGGAACGGGACCGATCCGTCCTTCAGTGGTTTCTCGCCAGCCCGATAGCCTGACACGTGAAACATCGGCGTGTCGAAGCCAAGCTCGGCGGCGCGCTCCACAACACCCATCGCGTTCTTTGATGGCGGCAACGAGAGTTTCGTGAGGGCGTTGTCAGCCTTCTCCAGCGTGGCCTCGCCGCCCAGCTTGTAGCCCATGGGGGCACGCTTACGCATGGCCTCGACATGCTGCGCCAGATACTCCGCAGCCGTCGGGTCCATATTTAGGAGTTCGCTCGGACGCGCCTTTAGGATCGGCCCCGCGCCCAGCACGGCCTCGCCAGCCGCCGCCCGCACAGGTGCAGCCACGCCGCCCATGGTGTTGCCGAACAGGTCCAAGAGGCTCGCAAGTTGCGGCCTGTCCACCCACTCAATGGGTTGCATATCCGCCGTGTACCACTGCCCGCTGTCGTCCACCGTCTCGCCCGGCTGTGGCGTATACGCGTAACCGTCCATAATGCCCGGACG